AGCCCTGCACCTTTGCCCACATAAGGAAAAAGGCGAGGAACGAGACCTTAGCCCTTTCCATGGACGCGCTTGTCGAACTGCGCTTTCGCTGCGCTCTTCTGCGCCTGATTCAGCAGGCGAGTCGCTTCTTTCTCAGCGGCAGCGATTTCGGCGTCGAGTTCGTCTTCCGTCTCATGCACCGCATTCGCGCCGTCGCCCGCGGCGCTGCCCTTCTGGATCGAGCCGACGAGGTTCTCGACGCGGCCGATCAGCATCACGGTCGCGGCGGCGTTCTTCTTCGACCAGTAACGGTCCCCGCGCGTGGTCTTGTCCATCGTCTGGAGATCGATGCCATAACCCGGCCACGTCTCGGGATCCGACTCGTCAAGGAACACATCCACCAGCTTTTCAGAGAGCGCTTGCAAACGCTCGTATTGGTCTAGTCTCATGTCGTGCACCCCGCGTGTAGTTTTCGTTTCGCATTGATATATGCCGAATGCGCTTCTTCCGCTGTCCTGAAATATCCAAGATAGATGGTATTCCCATCGACCTTTATCTGCGAACGGAACCCTTTGCCGAACTGGCTTACACCGAGAAGCTCCGTAGCATTTTCTTTATGAGCGGAACGCTGGCTCTGCATTACCTCGGCACGTGTTCGCGGTTCAAGATTTTCGAATCGGTTGTCTGAGAGCACCCAATTTTTATGGCCGACTTCTTCGCGCGGCCATTCCCCTGTTACAAACAACCACGCGATTCTGTGTGCCTTTAAGCTTCTACCGTTGACCCGTATCGTTACGTAGCCGTCTTCGGCAATGTGACCGGCTGCCTGCCCAACTTGGATGCGATAGGACTTTCTAATCCGCCACGTGAAAATCCCCGTCTTCGGGTCATAGTTCAGCCATTCGCGAAGACGCTCTGGGGTAATATCATCAGTAGCCATATATCGATCTCCTATATCGATGTTGGTCAGAAGCCCCGGTTCCGCGCGAACGGCCGGGGCTTCGTCAATTCTACTGACCGCCGAACGCATGCGCGAGGTCAGGGGCACGATCCGGAACAGAACTTCCGGGATTCCACCAGAAATCATTACCGTACTGCTTATTCGATCTGTTCACGTTGCGCTGCGTCACGCCCGGTGACAAGTTCTCAGCGATGTTATCGAAAATCAGCCTATTCCAAACAGTTTTCCAATACCACAAGTTAATCAGCGGCGTATTGTTCTGCGCGAACTTCAGCATGTCCGCCGCGACGTGCGTGTCCTTTCCGTTCGCCGCGTCGGTCGCATTCTGATAGGCAATGTGCAGCGGGTCGAACAGAACTGATCCGACCGGGCCGCCGACGATCGAGCCAATCGCTGAACCGTAATCGCGCGAGGTCAGTGCCGAGTTCAACATGTCGCCCGCGAAGCCTGCGCCGCCGCCCTTCAGAAACGCGCGCGTCCAGAAGAGCGCCGCTTGCTTCGGGTCGCCCCACATCGCCTCGGGATCTTTGCCAAAGATAAGGTCCTTTGCCTGATTCGAGACTGCGCCCATGATCGTCGTGCTGACGACCAGCGCCGCACCATAAGCCAGCGGGTTAGCGAGCGTCGGCGCGCCCTCAGGTAGGTTTTGTCCGCGCCAACCGTACTCCCGGCGCATATCGTTGAGCCGCCCCCAATGCCGCGTCATCATCGCGATAGGGAATGCTTTGAACTGCATGAACGTCTTACGCAATTCGCCGCTGATCGTCCCGGACGGCGCGGACGTTATCACCTTCGCGGCGAGATCGGGATTGAGCACCGCATACTCACCTTCTTCGCGGATCATGCCTAGCATCTTCGGCACGATGCTCGCGGCGCTCTCATGACCGGTGCCGTAGATCGCGTCAGGCGTCAGAAATTTATTGCCGCCATACTCTCCCGGCTTCGCGGTGTTGATGACGTCCCAGTCCGCCTCGGTGATGCCAGATCGCCCGAGCGAGCGGCGGTCCCATTCGTCCAGATCGCCCCATTTCGTCCCGGCCATTTTCCCCAGACCCTTCATCATCTGCGCCTGAAACCCGGTGCGCAATGCATCTGTCCAGGCCGTGACGCCGCCAAACTTCATCGTTGCCGCCGACAGATTGCTCGCCCATGTCGTCGACAGATTGTCGGTGCCCCACCGGTTCAAACCGTGTTCGAGTGATTCAGCGATCAGGCCTTGCGACGAAAGGTAATCGCGATACGCGGAGCCCCCAGGCAAGCGAAGTCTGGCGGCAGTAGCCAGCGACTTAAAGAACGGGACTTTGTTATACCCTGCGGTCACATAGAGCGTGCCCACATCGCCAAGCGCCGCGAGTAGAGTCGCCTGCAGCTTGATCGCACTGACAACCGTTCGCGCCGCGGAGAACCGTTCAGCCATCGCCGGATTCACTGGCGTATTCGTGGTCCCATTCACGTAGTTCCAGTAGGCACCGATAGACGTAAAACCGCCTTCGAGCGTGCGCAACTCGGTGTTGTCGTGCACCGCCGTCATCTGCATCTGCGTCTGCATGTTGCGCGTCGGATTCGGGCCGTAGCGCTCGGTGAGCGTGATGTTCTTAGCCATGCCGGTGATGTGATCATTCAGCGCGTCAAGGAGCGAGCCTTCGCCGAACTTCGCGTTATAGGCCATGTGCGCATCAGCATCGGCGAAGTGCAGCACGCGATGCTGAGATCCGGCGTTCGCGCGCCCGCCCGTGCCAGTCGTCTCGCCCGGGGTGATCTTGTTGACGCCACCATAGGCGATCGTGTCCCAGACGCCCTGCGTGCGAGGCGCGACGCCCTGCCCGCGCGCGGCGGCGTTGGCTTGCTCCCACGGCACGCGGTCGTCTCCGGTGAGCACCTTGCGCAGCTCGGCGTCGCCCATCTGGTTGCCGCTGTCGTCGAGATAGCGCGAGCGGTCGAGCAGCGGCATCACGGTATCGGCCCACGCGGCGCGCTGCGCATCGGAGCCGTCGCCGAGCACCTTGGATTGGCTGTGCCGGATCGGCACATAGCCGTAGTCGAGCTCGCCGACATTGCCGCCCGCGCTATTGAACCGCGTGCGCATCGCGTCGGTCGTCTTGCTGATCTGCGTGGCTGCCGCCTTCGCCACGTCGTTTCCGGTCGAACCGTCCGCGCCGCGGTAGATCTCACGGATGATGTCGCGCTCCATCGCGGGATTGTCGACGTCGAAGGCGCGCGCGATGAAGTTCTGGCCGTGCTTCATGGCATCGATCGCGCCCATCGTGCCGCGCATGTAATCGGCCTTCAGTGCGCCGATCTGCGTGTACGTTTCGGAGATATCCGCCTTCACCGCCTTCTCGCGCGCGCGCTTCGCATGCGCTTTCTCCGGGTCGGCATAGAGACGCTCGTTCACTCGGTCGGTCGTCTCGATCTGCTTGGCGACCTGCTGCAGCTTGCGCTGCTTCGCGAGTTCGGCTTCGTGCTCCAGCTGCTGGCGCGCGAAGTCCGCGCCGGCCGCCGTGCGTTCTGCCTGCGTCATGCCGCGCCACGCGTCGATGTCCTGCGCGGCGACTGAGCGCATGCCCGCGCGCACACGGTTCTCGATGCCGTCGATCTCCGCTTTCGTCAGCGCGCGCCCGGCCGCCGCCGTTACTGCCTGAATGCACTTGTCGCGCATTTAATCCCCCGATCCTATGAAACAGTTCGCCGCGACCTGCAACAGGCTGGCGTCCTGCAAGGTGTTCTGGTGTTCCTCGTCGATCGTGCGCAGGATATCGCCGATGGAGCCTTCCTGATGCCCCGCATTCGCATCGACGTGCACGACGGTATCGGGGCGCTCCAGTGCGGTCTGACGCACGCTCTGCTCGATCGGGCTTTGCCGTTCTTGGCCTGAAGCAGCTTCGCCTGATGCCTGAGGCACGGAAGCCTTCGCTTCGTTCGGTACGCCGCTGGAATCTGTCTGCGATCTCTGTTCTCGGAATGCCCGCAATGCACGCGCATCATCTGAAACCGTGCCGAGGGATTCGCCCCCCTTCAGAACAGCGCCGTGGCTCTCAGCGAGGTCATAGAGAATGGTTCCGATGCCGCGTCTACGGTAGCGGTCGTGAACAAACGAATCGATCGCGCGGTCACCGGGGGAGAACGCCAACTTACCTATCTCATCGCCTGACCTGTTCCTTGCGATGAATTCGGCCGGATCTGTCTCACGGGGGACGTAGCCATCTGGCATTGCACCGGACCCGCGGGCGTGCTGCTTTTCAACCGTGATCTCTTCACCGCCCTTGATGGAGAATGTCCTGGAATCTCCGTTTCTAAATAGCGTTGATTGGCCATCGACTTCCGCCGCGCGCGCCGCGCCGATGTCTCGCGCGTATCGCCCAAGCACGTCGCCGCTCATCAATTCGGGCGGCACACGGTCGAGCACGTCAACGGGTTCGCCCGCATCCATCTGGCGTGCCGCGAGCTCGAACGCGTCCTGGTGCGTCGCCATGCTCGCGACGTCGTCGGCCGGGCCGATGTGCGCGTCATCGACGATGCGCTGCCCGTGCGCGAGGAATGCCGCGTCGGTCTGCGCGGGCGTCGGATCGAACGTCGCATTCGTGATCTGGTGATTCGCTGCGTACTCGTCGAAGCGCTTTAGATAGGCGATCGTCTCCGGGTCGGTCGGCTTGCCGCCCGCGTGCACAGCCTGCGCCTGCTTCACGCCGCCGTTGTATTCGGTGATCGCCGCGCGCATGTCGCCGTCGTAGCGTTTCAGGAGGTCGGCAGCGTAAGCCGCCGCGGCGTCGATCGAGTTCACCGGGTCTTTCGGGTCGCCCTTGCCGAATGCCCTGAACGTGTCGTCAGTGAACTGCATCACGCCTTTCGCGCCGGCCGGACTCACCTGATTGCTGTTCGAGCGCTCGCCGCGGTTCTTGATGAAGAGCAGCATCTCGGGCGGCACGCCGGCGGCTTGCGCGGCCTGCTGCGCGTACGCGTCGAGGGATGGGGAGTTGAACGGCAGGGCCTTGCGCGCGTCGACGCTCATCTCGGTGATCGGCACCGATGGCGCCGCGCCGGGCGTCGCGGGCTTCGCCGCTGTCTCGGCAGCACTCGCCGCTCGTTTCGCGCCCACCACATGCGCCCCACCGAAAGCCCCCGCGATCAGCGTCGAGGCCGCGAGGTTCACCGGGTCGAGCGGGTCGATCTGATCGGCGAGATGGTCGTAATTCGAGTTCTTCAGGATGGCTTTCTCTGCCGAACCTTGGACGACAGTCAGGCCGGGCCCACCGATCGCGACGAGGCCCGCCGTGCGCGCGAGCGTCGAGCCGCCGACGGGCAGCACCGCACCCAGCCCGCCGAGCGTGCCTTCGACCGCACCGACAGCGGTTCGTGTGCCGACGTCGACGCCTTCGCGCTTCAGGTCTTCGGCGCGCCCCAGGCCGATCGACGCGCCACCGACCGCCGCGCCCGCGAGCGGACCGCCGAGCACAGCAGCCGGAACAATCTGCGTCAGTCCGGCGACCGCACCTTGCACCACCTGATCAATCGCCGTCGTGTTCGTCGGATCGGGTTTCAGCGTGCTCGCAAAGTCGTAAGCCGCCGTGCCCGCGCGCGATTCGAACAGGTGCCCGGCCTTGCCGGCCGCGATCGCCTTGTTGATGCGCTGATCGTCAGCTTCCTGCAAAGAAGGATTGAGCAGCGCCTGATCGGGATCTGAGTAGATTTGACTCAGGCCAGCAGCGGTGTCGGCGGCAGCGCCAGCGAGGTTCGCCGCACCCTGCCCGAAGCCGCGCCCTGCCGCTCGCGCGATCGAGGTAAGCGAGGTGCTAGGCGCGGGCGCAGCGGGCTCGGGCACGTTCGCCTGATTCTGGCCGGCGAGATAGTCCGACGTGCTGTCGGCATAGAGCGGATCAAATGGCATGGTCAGAACGGGTTGTCGGTCATGGAGGTGCTCGCGGCGGCGACAGGCGCGGCGGCCTGCTGCGGCTTCTGCGCGCGCGTCAGATGGATCGTGACGGGCGCGCCGGTCTGATCGGTGACGAACTTCGAACCGGTGACGACCGCATACGTGCCGCGCACGCCGACGCGCATCAGCTGGTAGCTCGGGAATTTGGACATGAACTCGTCGGCGGGGATCGGCTTGCCGTTCGCGTAGACCGTGTCAATCGGCTTGCCGCCGATCTGGTTCTCGATGTTGCCCGCGCCGGCCGTCTTCACGCTGCCCTGAAACTCGTCATCGCTCCAGCCATAGGGCAGCGCGACCTGTTTCGGTTTGCCGCTCGGCAGCGTGCCGCCCGTGTTCGAGACGCCGCCCGTCGCGGTATCGATGCCGCCTTGAATGTCGTTCTTGTCGGGCACCTCGTGACCATTGCGATGGGCGTTCGAGATCGCGATGTAATACGCCATCTCTTTCGCGTCCTGCTCCTGATTCGGCGGGAGCGTGCCATTCACCGCGGTCGCGATCTGCGCGCGCATGCCCGTGCCGGCCGCCTCGTCGATCTTCACCGTCTTGTCGGCAATGGCTTGCTGGCCGTCGAGAATGTAGCTCGCGACCGGCCTGCCCTTCGTCGTCATCAGCGGCTGGCCGTCACCGCCCGCCGAGCCCGCCTTCAGCGCGAGCGCGACGGATGGGTTCTTTTCCTTCCACTGTTCCGCCAGATCATTGATGCGCGCCGCGTTATTTGACGCTGCGCCGATCTGCGTCAGCACCTGCGCCTTCGCATCGGTCGACAGAGCGCTGACGGTATCGAGCACCTTGCTCGCTTCGTCGGGCGTGAAGAGCGAGACGCGGCGCCCGGCCTGCTGATCGATGACACCGGCCGCCGCCGCGCGCCCCTGGATCGAGGTGAGCAGATTCGGGATGCTCGACGTATCGAGCGGCGGAATCTGCTGGATGACGCCGCGATCAAGCGCCGCGTTCCATGGATCTTTCTTGTACGCCTCGACGCTCGCATCGTAGATCTGCTGGCGAGCCTTCACCGCCTTCGCTGTCAGCGGATCGGTGCCGATGCCCGGCGTGTTCGCGTCGGTCTGGTCTTTCTGGATCGCCGCGCGCATCGCCGGGAGAGACAGGCTGGAGAATCCTGCATTCTGCCCGGCTGCGGTGATCAGGCGCTGCGTATCCGCCGCGACTGCTGTGCCCGACGTCGCGTCGTTGAGCTGCTTGATGTACGCCGGGCTGAATTGCTTTCCGGCATTCATCAGGTCGGAGGCTTGATTGAACGCGGTGACGGCCTGCGTCTCGCGCGCCTGCGCCTCGGCGCTGCTCTGGTTCTCCAGCGTCAAGCGTTGCGAGACGACCGACGAGAGCACCTGATTGCGCTGCTGCGCGGTCATCTTGCCGGAGTAGAAGCCGTCGTGCGACGTCAGGTCCTTTTCGAGTTGCGTGAGCGCGGCCGCGTCGCCGTTGCCGCGAGCCTGAATTGCTGCGAGCGTGGCGTGCTGCGTGTATTGCTGGTTCTCCCAGTTCGTGTACATCTCATTGGCTTTGGCCGTCGAGATGCCCGCCGTGGGCGCAGTCGCCATAAACGCGGCCTTCGTGCTCGCCGTGGTCTGTGCGATGTTGCCGGGGTCGACGGCGATGTCCTTGCCCGCGTTATCGAGCAGCGCGCCGACGTTCGCCGCGTTCTGCTGCTGCGTGTACTTCGTGAGCGTCGAGCCCATCTGCAGCTGCACGGTGCGATCGAGACCGACGTTCTGCATGGTGGCGGCCTGCTTGAACTGCGAGTCAGGCAGCGCGCCGATGGTCGTTTCGAAGGACTGTTTCGTCGCGTCGGTGACGCGCTTCGTGTAATCGTCTGGCGTGATCAGGTTCGACGAGAGCGCCTCGCCCGCGTCCTGCATTGCGACCTTCACATTCGTCTGGTGCGTCTGGTAGGCGGTCAGCGCAGACGTGCGCGCGAGTGCGTTTTCCTGCTGCACATCGAACGTGTGCTGCGCCTGTGCGACCTGCACGCCGGCATTGCCGAGTTGCTCGACGGCCGCTCCTTGCTGCGCGCCGAAGGCGTTCGGCGAGAACTGAGGCGCCGGGCCGGCGCTTGCGACTTGGTTGCCGAAGTCGCCCATTGGGATTCTCATTCTGCGGCTCCTGTGTAGGTCTGGTTGGCGACGGCGCTCTTTGCCATCTTCCAGCGGGAATAAGCCGTGACGCCGGTCGCGAGCGCGGACAGCTTAGAGGCAGACGCCGCGCTCTGTCCCGCCGCGCGCGTCAGTTGCGCATTGGTCTGAAGCGCCACCGCCTGACGGCCGCCGTTCGTGATCGCCGCGAGTGCGTCGCTGTTGGCGTTGTCGCCGATCGTGTCCGCGGCAAGCTTGGCCGATCCGCTATCCACGACCACACCGGACGCCGCCGCCGCCGCGCGCGCAGTGCCCTGAGCCGCCGCACCATTGCGCCGGATCACTGTTGCCTGATCGCGCGCCGACTGGAGCGCCTGATTCGATTGCACCATCAGCGCATCGGATTGCGCGTTGGCCGCAGCTTCGGCCGCGCTGCCCTGCTTGAGCGCGCCGAATGCGCTGAGCGCCGCCGAGCCAACACCGAGTGCGGTATTGGCATTGCCCGCCGTGAGGAAGGTCGAAGGGTTATTGGTTCCCATGTGGAGCCTCGAAAATAAAGCCGAAGGGGCGCAGGCCAATGCGCTCGTAGAAGGTAACGACCCGATCGACGTCGGGCGTCTCGGTGCAGATACCCATATTCGTCATGACTGCGCCGCGCGATTGCGTCCACTGCACGAACGCGCGAATCATCCGAAACGAATCGAGCGAGCCGCGATAGGCGGGCAGCATGTAGACGGTGAGTTCCGTGCCGATCTTGTCCTCGCTCATCCAGTGCTCAGTGACCATGCCGGCCATCGCGCCGACGATCTGACCGTCGCGCACAGCAACGTGCACAAAGCCATCCTCGGACTCGATCAACTGCCCGATGAAGCGCTCGACCTTGTGCGGCGCGTAGCGAAAGCGCCCGTAATGCGGCAATTCGGCGGCCATCACGGCGCCGAGTTCGAGCAGCGTAGGCAAGTCTGCGAGAGTGGCAGCGCGGATCATGAGTTCGTCGAGTAGGTGCGCACGACCGCCAACAGGTGGAAGTCGTAGGGTTGGTCCTGCGTGATGACCAGATCGCCGCCCCTGTCCCATCCGAGCGTGGAAATGTCCTTGTCGCCGGTGAACGGCTGCGGCGCTTCGTCGAGCAGGTCTGAGCCGAACTCGCGCCACGGAATCTCGTCACCATTCACGTTTCCGCCGATGGTCGAGTCCACGCGCAGAATGACCTGCGATGTGCTCTGTGCGCTGCCGACGTTCGTGCCGGTGCCGCCACTGAGCGCGGGCGGCAGTAGCGTCACGGCCGAGTCGTAATGCAGGCCGATCTCGACGGCGTTCGCCGTGCGCGGCAGCGTGATCGCACCGCCCGCCACCGTGAATTGACCGACGTACACGCCGTCGGCCTTCACGTCGACCGTCTTGCCCTCGAGCGATGACAGACCGGACCACGTCGCGGTGACCGTCGCATTCGTCCCGGTGATCGCGCAATCGGTGTTCAGGTCGGCATCGAAACGCTCGACGAACCGCTGCGTCGCGCCGTTGATGGTGCGCTCGACGACCACAAACACGAGATCGCCTTCGTCGACCACTGAACTCGGGATGCACGCGACAGACAGAAACTTTCCGTCGGTCGTGTGGCGCGCCCAGGCGGTGACCTGCTGCTGCTTGTCATAGGTGGCCGATACGAGCACGCCATCGCCGCGCACGAACCAGATGACCGGCGTCGGCTCCTGCTGGAATGCGCAATCGATCACGCCCGTCTCGGTGATGTGCTGCGCGAGCGAGGTGATGTCGGCAGAGATGAACGAATCGCTCGCGAAGTCGTACGACAGTGCGCGCACCTTGCGCGAGCCGCGCTGCGCAAAAATGATCTCGTTGCCCACGCGCACCGGCCGCACCGAGTTCGAGCCATAGGTCGATTGCGCTTTCACGCTCGGCGCATTCGTCGGGCCAATCGTGTTATTCGCGCCCACGCCGACGGTGAATTCGACGCCATCGGTGAAAGCGCCCATCGTGCTCGCTGTCACCAGATGCTTGATCTGGCTGACCTGATCGGACGAGGCCGTGAATTGGAACGCGTCGTCGTCATCCTTCGCGATGGTGAAGTCGTACAGCGTGCCGGTCGAACTGCCCCACATCGTCTGCGGAAAGCTCGCGGAGCCCGCCGCAATCAATCGCTGCTGGAAAAGCGCCACAGACGCAGGGTATCCGTCGATCGCATTCCACGACGTGGATTCGAGAGACCATGCGGAGCCTTCCGCCGTCGTCGATTCCGACATGGTTTTGATGATCTGCGCCAGCACATGGCCCGCGTCGACAAAGCCGGTGATCTTCAGCAGGCCGCTATTCATGCGGATGTATTTGCCGACGTCGTCGCTGGAGAACGCGTTGCCCGCGCCAAACTTGTAGATGTAGCCGAACGCCGCACTCGCGAGCAGCGAGCCGGTGTAGGTCACGGTGAAGACGTTCGCGTTCGTGATGGCCTTGACGTAGTAGTTTCCGTCGATGCCATCCGACTCGAAGAACGACAGATTGATGAAGTCGTTGACGGCGAATCCGTGCGGCGCCTCAGTCTGAATCGACAGCACCTGATTCGTCGTATCGAGGCTCATCGAGTTCACGTACTGGCGCGCGCCCATCGCATACACCGCAGGCACCGCGCCGACCGGGCTTTTCGTCAGCGCGCATACCGGGACCTGCGGCGAGCCCGCCACCTTCCAACTGTTCGCCGCATACGAGAGCGAACTGAATTGCGCCTGCACCGTGGCAGTCACCGAGTTGTCGCCGTTCTTCGCGGTGATGAGCGCGACGCCCGAGCCCGCCACGATATTGCGGCCCACGTCGCTCGTCAGGAATACGTCCGCCGACGGCATCATATTCACGGTGCCCGAGGTCGCGCTAAGCGTGAGCGTTGCGCCCGGGCGCTTGCCGTTTTCAGCAAAAGGAAGCGGATCGAACGGCGCGTCACCGATCACCCATTGCGTGCCCGACACGCGGTACAGCCGCTGAATCATGTGCGACGGGTGCGACATGAGCATGCTGTCGGTGCCCTGCACATACTCGACGTCGAACAGTTGTGCGGGCGGATACGGCGTGCTTACCTCGACGGGCGTCGGGCCGCTCACGACCTGACCAGCCGAATTGTAGAAGCGCGCATAGCCATTGCCGAGCTCGACGATATAAGCGGAATCCTTGTTGAAGACGTAGGAGACGAGGCGCGTGCCGAGCAGGTCTTTCGTGCGCGCGATCTGGCGCAGCCCGTCGCGGCGCATCACCCCGCCCTCGACGATCGGCAGCAGGTTTTCAATCTTCTTCGCGCCGTTCTGATAGCGCGCGATATCGACGCGGCCCATCAGGCGGCTGGAAAGTTCGCCCGCGGTGAAGTTGGTCTGAATCGGGTTAAGGCGCGGCATATCAGCGTCCCGGTGCGTAGGTGCGCACGCCGAGCGACGGGCCGTAGCCAGTCAGGCGTTCAGCAAGCAGCGGGAAGTCGCCGAGCGTTTCAGGCGGATCGTCCTGGCCATTAACCGAGCGCGCGGTCTTCAGCAGCGTCAGCAGTTCGCCCTGCTTGGTCTGCGCGAGCGCGGCCGATTTGGTGAGCGGATAGGCAAAGAGCGACGCCATGTAGAGCGTCATCGCCTCGATCAGAAGCCCGTCCCATTCCGACTCGTTGGTGCTCTTGTAGACGTAGACCAGCGGGATTGCATTGATGTCGGCAAGCAACAGACGCCCTTCGATCAGATACGGGATCTCGTCGCCGCGCAGGCCGACCTGAATCGGGCGCGCGAAATCGGCGGGCAGTTGGAACTGGTAGGAATAGTCGAAGGCCGGCGCGGTCGCGAGCGGCGCAAGCATCACTCGCTTCTTCACGCAGCTCCACGGGTGCATGCGCAAGACAGCCTCGCGCGCGGACGGATAGAGGTTCGAAGCGAGCCGAGCTCGGTCGTTGGCCTCGTCGAGCGAGCTAATCGGCCGATCGCCGATCATCAGCAGCGCGTTGGAATTGATGGATACGGACGATGTCATGCTGGCCTCGGAAACGAAAATGCCGGGAGCGGTCAGCCCCCGGCATTGCTGGACAAACTAGCCGGGAGACCGGCCGCTTAATCGACGACGTAGTGCACCGTCACCGCGATCAACTGGCCCGGCGAAACCGGCGTAACAGCGCCCGCAATCGTCGCGTACACGTCGACTTCCGTCGGCGTTTCATACGTCTGACCTGCGTTGATCAGCGAGCCGGTCGACGAAACGTCGGCGTTTGCAGCCGATGCGATCGACGTTGCCGCTGCGAGACCCGCCGCCGCGATCACGACCTTCGTATCGGTGCGGCGAAGGCCGATTGCCAACGTGCTCGACGCCGTGCCGGCCGCGTTGCTCAAACGAACAGCCGTGATGCGCGCACCTACGGGGATACGTCCGAGATAGATCGTGTCGCCGATCTGACCGGAGATCGATGCGATCTGCGCGAACATGATGCGATTGACGCCGTGGCGTTCGTTCGCTTGCAGCCGCGACGGCGGCAACGCCGCCAGCTTGGCCATCTGAATCGAAAGTGCCTCTGCCATTTCAAACTCCTAGAATTGGGTTGCCGTTCAGCGTCGATCAGACCTGATAGTTGATCGCCACGACCTTGTTCTCGAACACGCGACCCGCGCCGTACGACTCGCGCGCGTAGATCTGGATCGCGTTCTTCTTGTCGCGACGCGGACCGACGTCGATTTCGCGGCTCATGCCGGTGCCGAACTTCAGCGCCGACTTGGTGTAGGCAACCGTCGTCTTGACGCCGCCCGGCGTCGTGTTCAGCGCCTCGTACGGCACCCAGTTGAAACCGAGCCACTTGCCGCCCGTGTCGCCGTCCTGCAGCATCTTCACGGCCATGAAATCGGCGCTCGTGAGCGTGGTGTCGCTCAGCACGTCTTCGAGCGATTCAGCGTCGTACAGCATGTAAAGCGTCTCGCCGTTGTACGAGTCCGCCTCGTTCTTGCGGAACAGCTTCTTGGCCGTGATGATCTTGGCCTTCGTCATGCCCGTGCCACCGTCGAGGATGGTTTGCGACGACGAGAAGGCCGCGGTGCCGTACGGCGCGCCGTCTTGCGTGCGCGTGAGCGCCGTGCCGAGCAGCGCGTTATAGATCACGCTGTCCTTCTTGCGATTCAGCGCGGCGATGCCGTTCTGCATGTATTCGCCTTGCGGGCTGGCGAGCAGCTTCGGCAGGTCGAATTGATCGATCGGCGTGGCCCAGTCCTTGTCCTGCATCAGCACGATGCGGGTCGTGTGGGTCTGATCCGACCATTCGGTATCGCCCAGGCGGTTCGTCACGTCGTTCGCAGCCGTTGCCGCGAGCGTGTTGAACGTGAACGAGGTGCCCGTGACGCCGCCGACATCGGTGACGGTTGCTTGCAGGCGCGAGTCTTTCTGTTGTGCGGCGAGTTCCCAACCTGCCTTGAACTCCACCACAAAGCCGGTGGTGATCGTGTCGTTGACAGCCATGATGTGATGCTCCGAAAAGGGATGTGGTTTTCTTCTCGCCTTTCAGGGTGTCCGGCTGCCACCGGGCCTGTGATACGGCCTCGCGCGGGCGTCGCGTGAAGCATCGGGCTATTCGGGTGTCCGCTCGCCACAGCGGGCCGATAGGGACCGATATTCGGTTAGAGGGCACGTCGATATCCCGACGAAATCAACGGACGAAAAAAAGCCCCGTGCCAAAGACACGGGGCAAACGCACTGCGAGGAGACCTGTTTAAACGACCGGCGTGTTGCCGTGCTGACGATTGAAGAACGTGCGCACCTTCGCAACCGTCTCAGCGTGCTTCGGATGCTTCTCGTTGGTGTATGCCTCCGAGCGCATGAGTTCTTGAACGCCGCTCTCGGTTTGCAGCACGCCACCGCCGCCTGCCTGCGCCGTGTCTTCGCTGAATTCCGGCCCAAGCGCGGCCATCATGCGAATGAATGCCGGGTTGTTTGCAAGGCCGCTGGACTCGATCTCGTCCATCGACACACCTGCGATCGAGCCCACCCGCGTCGCCGCATTGAGCGCGTGCTTGAAATTCGCTTTGCTCGTCGTCGGGTCGGTCCAGAGCTTGCCGAGTTCGGCCGTGCATGCCTCGGCGCTCAACTGGCTGCTCGCGCCCACGAGTGCCGGCGCGATCTTCCAGTATTCGCCCATCACTCCATCGAACTGTTTCTGCGTGAGACCGAGACCATGCAGCGAATTGCGCACCTCCTTGAACCCGGCGTCTTCGTCGAGATTCACCATGTCCTTCATCGAGTCGGGCACGGTGACGGTGTATTCCTCAGGCGTCTTCGGCGCAGCGCCACCCGTGCCAAGTCGCTTTTCCAGCTCTGAGCGCGCCGCTTCGACCTTGCGTGCGGACGCTTCGAGATCGAGCGAGCCGTCTTCCTTCGCTACGCGGTACTTCTCCGGCACCCATGCACTCGGGTCGGCAGCAGGATCGGCGGGAGGAGCCGGATCTGCTGCGGTGGTGAGCGCGCTCGGTGCGGCTGAAGGGGCAGGCGCGACAGGTTCGGCTGGTGCAGCAGCGGGCGCACCGCCTGCGGGCGCCTCGGTGGTGACTTCTTCCATCAGCGGGTAATGCTTGCGAAACATTTGTTTTCTCCTCGCGTGTAAAAGTTCGAATCAGGTCTGGTCAATCGCCGGAACTTCATCGCCCGGCTGATAAACGGCGTACGTCGCGCCATCGCACACAACGGCGATAGCGTCAGCGGGGATCGGCTCAGCCGGAGACTGAATGCCGTTCGTATCGGTAACTGCTTGGATCGTGATCATGGGTTCAGGATCTCCACGATGTAGCTTTCCAGCGTGATCGTTTCGGATGTGTTGGTCAGCGTGCCGCACAGCGTGATGTTTTGCGGTTGCGTCGTATCGACACTGAAGGTAGCCGACGTGCCGCCACTTGTTCCGTATGCGCCCGCGCCCGCGCTGCTGCCAACTTGGCTGTTTGTGGCATTACGGTTAGTGATCAAGAAAATGTCGCTTCTTGAACTCGTCGTAGTTAGGGGGACTGTGCGCGCCTGAAATCCCGCAAACCTCTGATTCGTGGTCTTTGTGTTGGCGCTGTTCGTATAAGACCACTGGGAAGTTACGCGGACCGCACCGTTCGGACCCATCGCATTAGCGGGGATCGTGATCGTCGCAAGTACAGTTTCAGAAGTCGTCCCCGTCACGCTCGACGGGACGGCAGACTGCGCGAGCACATATGGCGTGAGGTGGCCATTCACCTGAGGCGGGTTCGGCGTGATCTCGTTACACAACCAGCCGTTACCCGTGAGAGTTGCACCGCCACCGGGCATGATTTACTCCTCTAGCTTCGGTTATGAAATCAGTACGACGTGCCGGCCGACCACGCGCCCGCGACGTTCTCGTAGATCTTGCGGGCCGTCTTGTCGATGGACAAGTCGCCCGGCTTGCCTACGCCCTGCGGCGGCTGGCCGCTGAAGAATGCGACGCCGGCATAGTCGAAGTCGCTGCGCGGCTGACCTGCTGCGGTCCAGCCCGAGCCCGGCGTATAGGTTGAAGTGCCTGCCATGATCAATCTCCTTCTTCGGGGGTTTCAGGACCGGCTGCCGCGCGATCCAGTTGCTTGAAAATGAATTCGATGACGTCGCGACGACCGCATCGGAAGTCGGTCTCGCGCTGCGCTTCGAGGCCGCCGCGCACGTAGACCGAGCCGTAAAACTTGTCGAGCAGGTGCTGAAGCACGAGCGCGCCTTGCGGCGATGCTTCGAATGCCGCGCTGTAATCGGCAGGTGTCGCGACGGCGTTACCGCGTCCTGGTGCGTTCGTGGTCATGCTGCCGCCTTGTTGACTGCAGCGAGGCCGACGCCCTGCTGAATGGCGCCCTGCGTCGCGATGGATTGCTCCTGCTGCTGCTGTTGCAGGCGTGCCGCCTGACGATCGCCGCGCAGCTGCTTCACCTGATCCGGCGTGCGGATGATGCTCATCGGTACACCGAGATCGCGCGAGAGCACGCGCACGGCCTCGTCGTTATCGATGTTGTCGAGGATCGTGGCGTCGATGCTTGCCATCTGCGCCGCGTCCGCATACAGGCGCTCGATTGCGCTGACCTCTTCAAGCTTTTGCGCACGCGCGAGCGGGCTGACGTAGCGGATGGTGAAGTCGCGGTTCACGAGCGAGTCAGGCGGCGGCGAGAAGATACCCGCGCGATACGCCACGCCAAAGCAGCGCGAGATCAGCGGCTGCAGGTATTCGGCTTGCAGGCGGCCATAGATCGGCCCGAGCAACTGCCGCACGAGGTCGACGCGCACGTGCACCTCGGTCGCTGTCATGGCGGGGCCATCCTGCGGCTGCAACTGGTCGGCGAGAAGGATCTTGCGGATGCTCGCCTGCAACTTGTCGATCTCGGTGAACGCGACCTGAAAGTTCGTCGCGGGCTGAAGCGGCTTCATCGAGTCGACCGAGTTGGCGACGACGATCTTGCGCGGGCCGACCTTGATCGTGCGCGGATTGAGCACGCCGTCGTCTTCCGCGATCCACATGCCGGAGACGGCCATGTCCAGATTGGCGTATTCGAGCGTCTTGATGCTGTTGATCGAGCGGATGTCGGGCAGCGCATCGAGCACCGGGCCGGTCGCATAGACGCTGTCCGGGATCTTCTTCCAGCGCGCGACGACGACAGGCATCTCGTGATAGCCCGACTCGCGCACGGTCGTCTTGTCCTTCAGCGCGATCGTGCAGGAGGCAATCGGCAGGTTCTTCGAGCGGATCGCGTTCTTGATCGACACGCGGCGCGGATAGATCGCCCAGAGGAAATCGAACATCTCGTCAGGCTGCAGCTTCGCGCGCTGGACGATCGTGTCCGGCAGCGTGTCGCCGCGCTGGCTGTACGCGTTCACGGCGGCCTCGGCGGTCATGCGGAACGGCCGGAACACCGTGTCGATCGTGCCGCCCGGCTTGGACGACGCGCAGTAGATGCTGGAGAGCGGCCAGTGCTCGAAGTGCAGGCCGCCGTTTTCCTTGTCCTCGTCGATGAAGAGACCGAACCAGCCCGCGCCCATGCAGTCGTCGAGGCAATCGCTCGACTCGGAATCAAAGTTCGCGTTGTGGATGTTCTCCCACAGCAGCTCGCTTGCCTCTTCGAGCCACTTCGCCTCATCGTCCGACTGATTCGCCACGGTCATCTTGAACCACAGCGAGTTGGCCGGCGTCATGCCGGACTGCACCGATGAGGCCAGGGTGCGCTTTGCATCGATCGCGGTCGAATCCATGATCTTCGCGATAGCCGCGCTGATCTCGTTGGCATTCATCACGAAGCCATCGAAGCCCGACGCGCGCACGGGATCGGTGAGGAGAAAGCATTCTTTCCACACGAGCTCGTGCACCTGTCGCGCCGACTTGAGCGAATCGAGCCGCTTGCAGAGGGAGGTCGCGAGATCGTCCATTACTGACCCAGTGCGGATTTGCCGCCGCCCGATGCGAGCGCGGATGCGGATTGTGTGGAGGTGCTGTCACCGAGTCCGCCCGAACTCGCTTGCGAGAGCAGGCTGCTTGCCGCGCGGCGCTTGTTGTCCGACGCGGCTTGCAGCGAGGCATCGGCCGTGCCAGACGTTTTCTCGCCCTTCGCCGTGATCGCCTTCGGCATGCCGGGCGCTTTGGCTGTAAGCGCTGAATATGCGGTAGCGCCTGCGCCGATGAGCGCCGCCCCTGCCGTGATTGCTGCTGTGTATCCGGACATCCCTATTCCCCCGTGATGACGACGCGCTGCGTGCCGTGTTCGAGCAGCGCTGTTTCGTCCGTAAATTCCGCTTCTGCCTCCGCGACGCTCTTCGCCTGCGTCGGGAAAAGCATGGTCAGGTGCGTGAGCGCGTGCGAGACGAACGCCTGCTTGCGCCCGGCGCTGCCCGGCAGCACGTGATGGCCCGTGAGGCGCTCGCAGTCATCGCCGACGTAGACGGTGACGTCGCCGCTGATCACCAGCGTGGTCGCACGTTTGAGCAGCGCGCCCGTCAGCAGCACGCCCGCGGGCACTGCGATGGTCCGCGCATACATCCCGGCGTGAAACAGGTGCTCCATCAGCAGATCGACCTGCGCCATGTTCCGCAGCGCCGATTCAAGCGAGCGCACACTGGCGACTTGCTCAGGCGTCATCGCGGGCAGCGACGGCAGCATCGGCGCGATCTCGTGCGTCATGCGAGGCTCCGGAAGTAGACGCGGCTCGTTGGGCGATAGCCAGAGCGCGGCAGGATCGCATCGAGACGGCCATTAACCGGCGCGCTGAAGAGGATGCCGACGGCACCGCACTCGGTCGCAAGGCGCTCGACAGCGCTGCGCAGCGTGAGCCATGCGCCGCCGTTGCGCGCAGCACCGGCGATGAAGATCGATTCGACCGAGGCCACGCGCTTCGAGAAGTGCGGCAGTTCCGACACGATCAGCGTGGCGAATCCGACCAGTTGGCCGTCCTGTTCCGCGAGCACTGCGCGCAGGATGCCGGCCGCTTCCATCGCTCGATACGTGTCGCAGTTCATCGTCGGCGCGCCCAGCTCGGTGATCGCGGATTCGCGCGCGTACTCCTCGCACAGGTCAAGGAAGTTCGGCGCAGACGCGATCTCGTCGAAGGTGCAGGCACGGACGGTGACGGCTTGCATGTGCTTTAGCTCCGCGGCGGCATCATCGGCTTGGACGGCACGAGCCAGCCTTGCGTGGTCTCGACCGGCGCCGTGATGGTGTCGACGTCCACCTCATGCGGCTGCGGCAGTTCGCCATAGCCACGACGCACAGGCCGCGTGCGCTCGACTTCCTGCGCGGCGGGCTTCACGCGCTGCTCGGCGGTCAGCGGCTGATTGCGCTTGACCTGCTCGGCGAGTTCGGTGATTTCGGAGACCTGCTTCTGCACCAGCGCGTCGCGCTCTTCGGGTTCGAGATCGTTCCACGTGAGCAGATCGAGGCCGCTGGTTTCGAAGGCCGCCTGGACGATCTCGTTGAGCGGAAACGGCTTACCATCGATGTCGATGGTGCTTTCGTCGGCGCTCATGCCCGCGATCGAGACGGCGGATTCGTCGACGGTCGGACTGGCGCCCGGCGTTTGGATGTTGTGCGTGCGGGATTTCGGTGCGCCCATGCTGCCTCCGGTTGGAATGAAGGCGAGTATCGGCGGCGGCAGGTGTCGATATCCCGACTTTACTGGCCGCGTCGGGAGTGCGCCGAGGGGTAGATCGGCGTGAGCGGAGGGGAATCGAGGCGCGTGGATTCGCGCCAGAACTTCATGAGGATCTCGCCGCGCCAGTACGGCGGCTCGGCACCCTGTCGATATTCGATGAGCGTGGTGCGCGGGATCTCGGTGAAGTACGAGACTTTTTCGAGGGAATAACCCTCCCGCGCCAGATCGGCCAACACACGGAACCAGTCGATGCGGACAGGGAGGGCTGCGTTCATAGGCGATTACAAGGCGTGTTCGATGTCGTGCAGCACGGCCAGCAACTCGGACATGATCAGCGCTTCGCCGGCCATGATCTTGAGCTTCAGACGGCGCGCTTGCGTCTTCACGGGGTGCTCGTCTTCATCGGAAGCGGACGTACTTCCATCCAAATTCGCCGATGACGAGGACGTGATCGGGGACGAGATCGGGATAGGTGACGAAGAGCTTGCCGATGCTCCACTCACCCCTTGCGACTCCCCCACGGCACTCGCGGGTTGATCCGCCGCAACAGGGTCGCTTGACGCTGCGGCCGCTTGCGCGGTGTTCACGTCGGTCGTGGAGTCGGGAACGTTGCCACCGATGCCTGCGTTCTCGTTGGTGTTGGCGGCCGTCGTATCGGTCGCGGCGAGCGGGCTATCGTCGGTCGTGATGCCTGCGGTCGTGTTCGAGCCTGCGATGACTGCGCCCGTGCCTTCGGTCGAGTCAGCCACCGGCACGACCACGCCACCAGCGCCCAAAGGGAGCGCAGAGTCTGCCGAAGAAACCGAGCTTTCGTCGGACAGGCTCGTCGCTGCGCTTGAGGGACTCGATGAGTGCACGGAGGGCGATTGCGCGGAGTCGGTTGCGGTGCTCGCCGAGATCGGGGAAGTCGGCGTCGAATCGGCAGTCTGTGATGACGATCCTTCGTCCGTCGATTGGGTCGAATTTGATTGGCTCGCGCTGGAAATCGAGGAATCCGATTCCGTCGAGCCACTCACGTTTGGGACGTCACCACCACCGACAGGAGCATCGCCAGCCTGTTGGGCGCCATCGGTTGCAGCGCCCGCAGCGTTTCCCGCGTCAGCGGTTTGGCTCTGCGACGAGTTGGAACCATCGGCGTCCGTGCTCGTCGGGTTCTCCGAGCCGGTCGATGCGGAGTCGTTCGTCGTCAGCGAGGTATCCGAGGCAGAGCCGACGGTCGCCGTCTCGGAGAATGCGTTTCCCTGCTCACCTGCATCGCCAGCCGTGGCAGCGGGCGCAGAGGCGTTGTCCTGCGATTGCTCGTCCGACGAGGCACCACCAGCAGCGTTTCCCGTTTGCTCCTCCGGGTGCGCATCGAGCGCGGCTTGGTCGATCTCGTCGGGCTTCTTCGTTTCGTCAGTCATGGTCATGCTCCTTTGGGTTGGTGCTACCGGGGGATTAAGCGTGTTCAAGTTGCCGCTCGCGCCACGCGACAAACGGCTTGCGAATGAAGTTGTGAAACCGCTCAGCGGCCTCTTTGCTGGTCGCCAACTCGCGGCGGCTCTCGACCTTGCAGACCATGCGGATGAACTGCGCGGCCTCGTCTGCGCTCACCGCGCGCGGCGGCACAGTCCACTGGCCGACCCATTCGATGAACTGCGGGTCGCGCGCGAGCATGCCGGAGAGTTGGACGAGGTTCATGCGAACGTCCTTTGCCCGTAGCGAGCGATCAGAAGCGCATCAGCGCGCCCGTCATCTTTCGCACGCGACAGCCATTCCATGCCGTAGAGCTGGCGCGCAATGCGCAGCGATTGCGCCTTGGTGTCCTCGCGCTCGGTGCGCTTGATGCCGTAGAGCGCCTGCCATTCGCGCGGCGTGACGAACATCACGTCGAGGTCGTTCAGTTCGCAGATCGCGACGATGACGGCCTTGGTAGCAGCGAGCGATGCCTGAGACGCCATCGAGCCCACGCGAACGCCTGCGCCCATGAACGCGTGCATCTGCTCCATCACCACCAGCGCAGTCACGTCGACCGGCACAAGCTCGCGCAGCACGCGCTGCAGCCCTTTCGGGTCGATCTCGTTGCGCACCTTGCCCGTGTCCTTCTTCGCCCTGGTGGGCATGTCGTGCACGCGCGGCAGGCCGTTGTGATCGATGACGGCAATCGCGCCTTTGATGCCCGGATCGATACCGATGGTCAGCATCACAGCCCCCCCAAATGCGCGCGCGAGGCCATGCGTGCGTCGGCCCGCTCACAAGCCCGGACATAGACGTGAATCGCGATGGCGCAGAGGACGGGCCACACGAGGACAAACACGATTTCTTGGGCTTCGGTGGTCATTGCGGTGCCTTTTGCGGTTGCGGGTTCCAGTTGCGGCGGCGGATGCCGGTGACGGCGTAAAACCAATCGAAGTCGGCGGGGAGGCTCATCGTCCAAGCTCCGGAAGGAATTGCGCGGCGTGCGTCGGGCCGATGAGCTTGGCCGTGGGCGGCACGTTCGGCAGCAGAGGTTGACGACCGTGACCGATCGCGTTCGCCATCGTTTCGAGTTCGAGTTCAAGGCGCGCGAGCCACATCTTCACGACGGGCGGCATTTCGCGACCAACGATGGAGATAGGCGGTGTGTCCTTGCCGTCGGCGTTGAAAAGCAGGTCCGGCCGCTCAGCCGCGACGAGCATTTTCTGGATGTGCCGGTAGGTGTGCGCCCATGCGTCCGTGCCGTAGTGCATGCGGATGAGCACCGCCGATTCACCGATGTGGCGCTCGCGCCATACCATCGCCGTGATCTCGTTGAAGTCGCGCGACTCGGCGCGATAGTGGCAATAGCAGGCCCATTCGCTGCCACGGCCAAGGGAGCCGAAGAGCGGGCAATGCTCAACGAAGCACTTGCCCCACTGCTCACCCGGATTCATGTCGACGCTCATGCTGCGACTCCTTGCCGCTCAAGGCGGCGAATCTCTTCGAAAACTGCGTCCTTGAGCTGGGCATAGCTCCAGCCTGAGCGGATCGTCACGCCCAATTCCTTGGCCTTGCGCTTGATGCCCTCGTCCGATCGATGCCAGTCGTCGCGCTGCGTTTGCGGCTTTGCCGGCGCGGGGTTGAGCAAGTCGAGGATGACCGGCGCGAGGTAGTTCACGCCTGCCGGTTTGCTGCCGAGGCTGGTGCGCGCCTTCGACAACGCCGCATCGAGGATCTCGTTCGTCACGCGGACGTCGTCAGCCCATGCAGCGACGTTCGGGTTGAAGCTGTTCGCACCAGCAACGCCGCGTTGGCGAAGGTAGGTTGCGATTTCGACTGCTCTCGAAACCGGAGAAGATCCGTCGGGCATTTCTTCGCGCGCAGGTGCGAGAGCTACCACTTCCCTCTGCTCTTCTATCTGGTTATTGGTTACTGGCTTCTGGTTACTGGCTAGGGTTTTTTCAGAAACCGTGATGGTTTCCGTTTCAAAACCGTTTGGGTTATTCGTGGGTTCCGTCTGGGTTTCTGTTTTCTTCGGTCGTCCGCCGAGTTTCCCGACTTGCCGATTCACCTCAGCCTTAGCCTGCTTGGCTTCTAGCTCACGATCGCAGCGAGAGTTGTGATAGCCGTCCTCTTCCAATTCGAAGAATTCTTCCAGCACCACCTCAACGGCCGCTTTCTCTTCTTTTGTGCGTGCTCCGATCAGCCGCAGGATTTTTTTCAAATCTTTTGGCAGCGGAGCCTCTTCCGCGTAGTACTTCCTGATGAGCCGCGAGTAAGCAGCATCCTCGACAAACGACAGATGACGCGTCGCTTGGTCGTAGTCGCCGATGTGGTGTCTGTAGAAATTCATGGCGTGCCCCGGTTCACTTCTCCGCCATGCCTTCGATGCGTGTGACCATCGAAAGCAGCGTGACCATGTGATTCCAGGCGCGGTCTTTCACGCGCTTGACCTCGTGAGCCTCGACGACGCCATCGGCGAAGGTGCGATTCACCTCGCGGCCGATCTCGCCATTCGTCTCCCACGTCTTGGCCATCAGCTCGATGACGTCGGCGTCGGCACAGTTTTCGGCTTGGGGAAGTTCGATCAATGCGAAACCCAGTTCGCGCGCCCATGCCTGGACGATGCGCGTGTCGCCGGTGATCTCCGTCATGCGGACCGCTTCGGCAAGGGTCAGGTGATTGCGGTTCTCAGGCGTGCGGTTGAGCACCACCTTGTTGCGCAGAATCGCGCCTGAGGACAGGCCCATCAGCGTGGCGAGCGTGTCCGTGTTATGCGCGAAGTCATGGGCGACAGCGTGTGAGGCTTGCTGTGTGTTCACGATTTTTAGGTCCGTATGTGTGCACTGCAGCGAACGAATGGTCTAATTCGCTTCATCGCTGCTTGCGGGGAAATCAGGCAGCGAGAGCCGCTTCACGTGCATGGTCGGACACACGGCCAGCTGCTTCGAAAGCGTCGAGACGCTCGAAGTAATCGGCGAGTTTTTGGACCGTGCTCACAGACGGATCTTTCGTGCGCCCTTGTGCGATCTTCTTCACCGTGTCGTAGGGAACGCCCGAGTACTTCGCCGCATCAGTCCAGCGGCCTCGGGTTTCGCCCAGTCGACGGAGAACGAACGCGAAGAGCTTCTCTTGCTCTTGGTGCATATTCGGCTCCCAGTTGAGTTCCGTTGCAGTATGGGCCTTTTGTGGCCCAATTGCAAGGGCCGCAAAAGAGTTGGAACAAAACCCATAATTGGCCCTATGAAAGAGAACTCGAAAACTGTGGTAGGCCGGAAGCTCACGGAGCTGATGGAGGCGTTCCCTCTTTTGGGGACACAAAGAGCTGTTGCGGCGAAAACGGGGATTGCTTCATCTACAATCGGACGAATCCGTCGAGGAGATGTCAATGCCACGGCGGAGAACATGCGTGCCATCGCGGCCGCGTTCGGCGTTCCGGTAAGTTTTCTCTACGACGAAACCGACGTTCATGGCTTGACGAAGGAAGAACGCGCCCGGTGGTATCAGAAGCTAACCGAGGCCTCAGTCACGGAAATCAACGTGGAACCGGGGCCCGAAATCCGAGGCCAGCTGCCCCTGATCTCATGGGTGCAGGCCGGAAACTGGGCTGAAGTCGTGGACAATTTTCAAGTAGGAGACGCGGAAGAATGGATTCCGTGTCCATTTCCCCATGGGCCAAATTCATTCGTGCTGCGCGTTGTCGGCGAAAGCATGTTCGATCCGAACGGCTCTAGATCCTTCTCGGACGGCGATTTCATCGCTGTCGACCCATCGAAAGAAGCAACGAACAGAAGCCTCGTTGTGGTCCGCGTCGACCATGAAGAGCGCGCGACGTTCAAGCAAATATTGATGGACGGCGAAGGAACAGTCATGCTTCGCGCCCTGAATCCGAACTGGCCGAACAAACTGATGGAGATGCCACCCGGCTCGAAAGTCGTGGGCGTCGTCATCGGTAAATGGACGCCGATGTAACCATGGATGAGATTGACGGCCTCGCTTCGAACATCGGGTACGCCGTCATCACGGCGATTATCAGCACGCTCGTCCTGATCGCTGTTGTCCGCTACAAAGCGGCATGGTGGGCCGCCAAGGTTCTCTTCCTGTGCGCCTGGGGCACGATTGGCATCGTCGCCCCGGTCTATTCCTTCCTCGGGATCTCTCTTCCCCAAGGGCGCCCGATCAGCGGCGCCATCGCCTCTCTGATGTGTCTCGCCGTCATTGGCGGACCTTTCATCTACTTCGGGCTTCCGAAGCTGAGGCAAGCCATTCGTATGTAGTAATCACGCAACACCCGACACGAACCGCCGCACAGGCGGTTTTTTTTCGTCCATACGTCAGCATTTTGGGCCATACATGGCTTGACGGCTGAGTAAGTGCGGCCTAAGATGTGGTGCATGGATGGCCCAAAAGCACATCCCGGATAGCCCGGCAACGTGAGTCGGGAATGTCTAGCCCGAACTGCAATCGGGCCGACCTAATGACCCAGCGAAATCCGAGCTGGCGAGGCGACAGAGCGGAGAAGCTTTACCTAGGCGCCCTACGAAAGGACGCCGAGTTAAGGCAACCACACACGGGGCAACCATGCTTATCAAAATCCTTCACCGTTTCACCGCAGCCGTTCTGTTCGAACACGACGCCGAAGACAACTCGATGCGAGTGACACTTGAATTGGCATTGAAGAGCGACGCGTACCTGAGCGGCGCGTACCTGAGCGACGCGTACCTGAGCGGCGCGTACCTGAGCGGCGCGGACCTGCGCGGCGCGGACCTGAGCGGCGCGGACCTGAGCGGCGCGGACCTGAGCGACGCGTACCTGAGCGGCGCGTACCTGAGCGGCGCGGACCTGCGCGGCGCGGACCTGAGCGGCGCGGACCTGCGCGGCGCGTACCTGCGCGACGCGTACCTGAGCGGCGCGGACCTGCGCGGCGCGGACCTGAGGCCCATCAAAGCCGATTTCCTCGAAATCATCTCTCAGGCGCCCAAGGAAATCCCGGCGCTGATTGCGGCCTTGAAAGAAGGTCGCGTCGATGGATCGACTTATTCCGGCGAATGCGCGTGCCTTGTCGGGACGATCGCAAATGCACGGGGCATGGATGTCAATTCCGATGAATTCAATATCTTGATGGACTCGCAGCGGCCCGCAGAGAGTTTCTTCATGGCGATTCGCAAAGGTGACACTCCTGAAACGAATCCTGCATCCGCTCTCGCGCTGGAATGGGCCGAGAGCTTTTACAAGACGATGACCGAAGCATTCGGCGCGAGCGTCTTTTGATCGCAGGAGACCACCATGAACCGGCTGCACAACTGGATTTACATCGGCGCGAACGCCTACGACGAGTACACGTTTGTGCCCTGGCTCAATCGTTCGGTATATCGGCGCACCGTCGATCTCACCCGGGTGTGCCTGCAATGAACCGCCTCGTAGACAAATGTCCCGATCACGATTACCTGCTTCTGCGTGATCTTCCGGACGACGAAGAAGAAGCAGAAGACGACGACCATTCGGACGAGTGGTTCCAGCGACACGAGGATTGACCATGCAACTCTGCTTCGGCACGACGCCGACCACGCTTATTCCGACGTTTCTCACTGATGACTTTGGCGACGAACTTTGTGTCATTCCCGGCGAATGGTGCCGGGTCAATGACGACGAGTTCGAGCTGCGCATCGTCAACCACCACGCGTGGGATGTGCTCTGCGCGTCGGTCATGAGGATGGGGGACTAATGCGCGCCGCAGCCTTCTACACCGCGACGTGCGCGTGCGCGGTTCTTATCACGGGTTTGATCGTCACCATTATCAGGGGCTGACCATGTTCGATGCCTATACCGAGCAGCGCAAGGCGATGCTGAAGAAGCTTTACGAGTATGTCGATTCGCACGAGGAGCGCATCGCGCGCGCCAAGGAAGCGCTCGGCGACAAGTATCTGCTCGCGCCGTGCAATCGCGTGCAGCGCCGCGCAACGCCTTACGGGGAGCGCGCACGATGAGCCGCTCCTACTCTCCGGGCCGTCGCCCGAACTCGAAGTCGCGCGAGCGTCAAGAAAAGATGCTTGACCTGCTCGAAGACCACGGGCCGATCACCGAAATTCAACTCGGCGAGATGCTTCATGTGTCGGCGAACATCGTGAATCAGATGGTCTGGCTTGCGCACGAGCAGCACCGAGCGCACATCGCCGGACAGACGCTGAGCAAGATCCGCAGGAACTACGAGGTGAATTTGTGGGGCGCGGGTTGCAAGCCCGACGTGCTGAGCCCGCTGATGCAGAGAAGACTGCACAACAGGCTCAAGGGCATTGAGTTGGCCGGGTCTCGGAAGATCGTCTCGGAGATCAAGCCGTTTCGTGATCCCATGGTATGGGCGCTTTTTGGAGGTGCGACGGCATGAAGCGCGAACCCGTAACCATCCGCGCATCCTCGTTCGGCAGTCTCTTCGACTGCCCCGCGCGCTGGATTGCAATTCACCTCGAAGGCAAGCGCACGCCGAGCAGTTCTAACGCGGCGCTCGGAACGGCTGTGCACAAAGGCACTGCGGTGTTCGACGAGAGCCGCTTACCGGGCTTCCAGCCGGTATCGGTCGACGACGCCAAGCAAGCCGCCTACGACGCCGCCACGCGGCCCGTTGATGAGGTTGATTGGGAAGACGGCAAGCCCGGCAAGGTCGCCGACATCGCCGTCTCCCTGACCGAGCGCTACTGCACGCTGTTCGCGCCCACGGTCGAATACGCGGCCGTCGAGATCAGCGTCGACTCGCTGCTGCTCACCGATCTGGACATCGTCCTGACGGGCCATACAGACCGCGTGCGGCGCATCGCCGACAGCTTCGGTATCTGCGATCTGAAGACCGGAAAGACCGCAGTCGGCACGGACGGAACCGCCAAGACTCACGGCCACGCCGCACAGATGGGCGTGTACGAGATCGTCGCGGAAACCGCGCTCGGCGTTCGCATGGATCTGCCGGCCGAGATCATCGGCTTGCAAACGAACCTGACGCCCGAAAAGCAGCGCATCGGCACCGGCGAGATCGAAGGCGCGCGTGAAGTGCTCGTCGGCAATGAAGAACACACGGGGCTGCTGAACGTGGCGGCGCAACTCGTGCACGGAGAGATCGCGCCGTGGGGAAACCCGAAATCGATGATGTGCCACAAGCGCTATTGCCCTAACTACCAAACCTGTTTCTGGAGGCGTTAAACCCATGCAAGCCACTTCCACCGTCACCGCTCTGCAACAAGCCGCGCAGCCTCGCGAGGCCAGCATGCCGGTCGTGCGTGCGAGTTTCTTCGACCTGCAGGGCTTCGAGCTTATGCAGCGCGTCTCGAAAGCGTTCGCCGCGTCGACGCTCGTCCCCAAGGAATACCAGGGGAACATCTCGAACTGCATGATCGCGCTGAACCTCGCCGAGCGGCTGAAGGCTGACGCGCTGATGGTGATGCAGAACCTCTACATCGTGCACGGTCGGCCGGGCTGGAGCGCGCAGTTCCTGATCGCGACGTTCAATCAATGCGGTCGGTTCTCCGCGCTCCGCTATGAGTTCTTCGGTAAACAAGGCACCGACGATTGGGGCTGCCGCGCGTGGGCCATCGAGAAAGACACCGGCGAGAAGATCATCGGCGCAGACATCACGATCGCGCTCGCGAAGAAGGAAGGCTGGTACGGCAAGAGCGGCAGCAAGTGGCAATCGATGCCGCAGCAGATGCTGATGTATCGCTCCGCGGCGTGGCTGGTGCGTGCGTATGCCCCGGAAATCGCGATGGGCCTGCCGACCGCAGACGAGCTCGCAGATGTGGTCGATGTGCACTCGGACGGCTCGTACACGATCAGCACGCAGGAACTGCGCGGCGCTGAAGCGGCGACGCAGCCCGCGGAAGTCGTCGACCAGTCCACCGGTGAGATCACCGACCAGCGCGCGCAGCAGGGGGAAATGACGGTGGACTACAACGACCTGCTGACCCAGATGGGGAAAGCGAAGGACGTCGAGACGCTCTCGATGGTGCTCGACAGCGGGCGCGACCTGTCGGAGTTCGACCGAGCCAAGCTGCAGCAGGCTTTCGAAGACCGCCGTGAAGTACTGCTCGGCGCCTAACCCATCCCCCACCCCGGAGAACCCATGTTCCAAGTAAAAGACCAACTGGCGAAGATTGTTTCGTGCACGAACGTGAGCGAGAAGCACGGTAAAGATCGCGTGCCGGCGCTCTCGATCGGCTGGTATCTCGTGATGCCGAGCAAGACGCTCGACCAGTTCGACACCGCGCTGCGCCCGATGCTCTATCGCAAGCCGCAGCCCTCGCCCGGCGAGTTGCCGCTCGAAACCGACGACCTCACCGAGTTGCGCTTCCCCTTCATGCGCAACCTTGCATGGGATCGCAAATACGCCGGCTATCTGCTGCGTATCCACATCGGTGCGACAGGATCAGAAGACGTGCTGCTCGCCGAGTGCGGCTTGAAAGACGTTCGCTTCGTTGCTCAGGAAGGCGGAAGCGTCGGCATCGGATTCAAGATCACCGCCCATCCGAAGGACGAGGTCGATCACGGCAAGGTCGCGACGCGGCTGCAGCAGGAAATGATCATCACGCTTTCGCCGCCCGACAAGGTGCCGGATCTGTTCGACGGCGAGAACGACGCGCAGGACGATGAGCGCGACCCCTTCGAAAATTCCGACCTTGCGCAAGATGACACGCGCATCGACGCATAACGACCATCCCCGGCGCCGCGAGCGCCGGTTTTCTTTCGAGGACAGCATGAAAGAACGCCCTATCCTGTTCAGCGGCGCGATGGTGCGCGCGCTGCTCGATGGCCGTAAGACGCAGACGCGGCGGGTTATTAAAGACCAGAAGATTGGCGAGAACTATTCGCACACGCTGACTGATGGCCGCGTTCATCTCGAATGGCTCGGCACTCCGTCCTGCGGCGCCGGCGTATGGGACGTGCCCGAACACAGCTCGCAGGTCGCGAGCCCGTATGGCGTGATCGGCGATCGTCTGTGGGTGCGCGAAGCATGGCGCGTGGGCAAACCTCACGACGAGACGCCGCCGCGTGACATTCTGCCGCCGCTGATCGAGCGCGGTCAGGGTGTGACTGTCCTATATGAAGCGGGAGGTTGGCGAAGCATTGGACCGGATGGCCGAGTTGAGCCCACCTATCCGGACAACGAACTCATGCCGAACTGGGCAGGAAAACGGCGCCCAAGCATGTTCATGCCGCGTGCTCTCTCTCGCATCACGCTCGAAGTGACCGGCGTGCGCGTCGAGCGCCTGCAGGACATTAGCGAGCAGGATGCGACGGTGGAAGGCGTAAGCATCGAAGCGGATGGCGATCCGATCTACCCCTACACCTATGCGTTCGCGAAGCTGTGGGAGCAATTGAACGGAAAGGGATCGTGGCTCGCTGACCCTTGGGTCTGGGTCGTCGAATTCCGGCGCGTCCAATGATCCGCCTAGCCCGCCCCTACCTCGCGCTGCTCGACGCACTAGATGCAATGGGCCGCGCGAACAAAGCCACAGACGCGCTCGTCCATCGCGCATGTTCGACATTCGCGACGATGGTCGCTGAGATCACCGGCGAGCGTTGCGTGATCCTGATTGGCGAAACACCTATTGCGAGAACACATGGAACCCACCATCAAAGACGTGATCGCGGGATTGCGGGCTGAGGCAAAGCACTTCCGCGAACTAGCCGCAGGAAAGCGACAACTGATACGCGAACTGAAAGCTCGGCCGATCGGAAGCAAAGACCCTATCGGCGTCCTGAAGGCACAGGGTCGACTGAGCGAATACGTCAAGGCAGCGCAGGACCGCGATGCGCGCGTCGCTGAGCTTCGCCTGCGTCTCGGTCAGAAACCTAAAGACTGACGGTTGCGAAACACCTATTGCGAGAGAGAAATGAGCGCTCAGTTCGATCCCGACTTTTACGACCACTACAAACAGCCGAGCATCATCTGCCCGCATTGCCGCCACGAAATGACGGACGACGAGATGAGGGCCAACCACTACGCGGAAGGCAGCGATGGCGACGACCTGTGGGCGCTCGCGCCGAAAGAGCGCCGCACGAAGGTGGTTTGCCCTTCCGTGCTCTGCGGCGAGCCGTTCTATGTGCAAGGCGGATACACGCCGACATACACCACGGCCGCCACCGAAGACGAACTCGACTCGCTCTGAGAGGAAAGCATGAGCAGATTGCCAAATTTGCCGACACCAATTGCCACGCTGAACGGTGTTGGCGTGTTCACAGAACACCAGATGCAGGGATATGCGAACGCCGCGCTTTATGAGGCGAATGTGTTGCACGAAGGCGCAGAGGCTGTCGAAAGCTTCCTTGCCGAGGTCCGCGCCGAATTGTTGCGCGCCCGAGCCAAGTTTCCCGGCGATCGAATCATGACGATTGCGCTTGCCGAAGAGTTCGGCGAACTGTGCAAGGCCGTGCTCGATGAGCCTGCGGCCAACGTGCGCAAGGAAGCGATCCAGACGGCCGTTATGTGCGCGCGCGTCGTTCTGGATGGCGACGGGTCGGTGAACGAATGGCGCGCTCAGAAGGGCCTGGACCCTCTCACCTCGCCAAGCGCGTGCCTCTCGTGCAAAGGGCGCGGATGGTTCACGAATCGCGACCTAGAGAACGAATGGCAGCAGGAATGTTACTCGTGCAACGGCACCGGAAAGGCTACCACCGCCTAACCCGCTGCCTCTCCGCAGCGACAACGATTAGAGGATTGATTGTGACTGACGAACAAGCATGGGAAGCGTATCTGAACGAGCAGAAGCTAATCCTCGGGCTGCCGGGCCTGATGGCGAAACCGAGTTTCATCGCGGGCTATCGCGCCGCTCTCGCATCCTCCGCGAGCGACAAGCAAGAGGCGGTGGCAACGACCGACGAGCAGAGAGACGCTATCAAGTGGGCGCTGAACCACATGAGACTTGAACTTCGGACAGGCAAGTACGCCGATATTCTGCGGGGCATCCTCGCCGCCCCTCCCGCCAATCCGAGCGACAAGCAAGAGGCGGTAGCGCTTTGGGCCGCATTCGATTGGCAAGGCATTTTGCTGGCGCACTCGAAGGTCCGTCCCGGCCTAAGCGACGTTTTGAAGTGGGAGCCGCTTTACCATGCCCCTCTCACCCAGTCCGCAGAGCAAGACAGGATTGATGCGGAGCGTATCCGCCAAGCAAAAGCAAGACAAGGAGAGCAGCCGTGACTGAACACTTTCTGCCGATGGATCATGTTCGCCTCCGATCGACCGGCGAAGACCTTTACGTCAACAGCGCGCATTACGTTTGCATGAAGTCTGGTAAGCCACGCCAGATGTTCAGTGTATGCCGGACGCTCAAACCCGGCGAAGAACATCCCGGCACCCTGTATTACGCCGACGAGTGCGACCTGATTCACCGCCACGACTACAAACCGTACAAGGGAATCAGTCGTTGTGATTGCGGCGAGGTGTACACGACGATGGCCGATCTCATGAAGCCACGAGGGGATGTCACATGGAATTGACCCCCACCCTCGCCCAGCGCATCGAGCATCAAATCGACGCGGCGATCTTCTCGCTGGAGGCGATCCCGGAGCGCACGGCCGGTCAGCCGGAATACGCACAGCAGAACATTACGCGGCGCCAGACGCTCGACGCATACCGCTATGTCGAGTTCGCGCATTGGCTGCTGATTCGGGAGACGCAGCCGTGAAGCGACACCGAATCCTCACCGCCCTCGCCCTTTCCCCGAGCGCCATGACCATCGGCTATGCGATGTGGTATGCGCTGGCTTTGCATCATTGAGAGAACATCATGCCCCGACTGATACCCCTTTCCGAATGGGCCGTCGAAGTCTTCGGCGAGCACAAGCCGCACGTCAACACGCTGCACCGTTGGGTGCATGATGGGCGCATCCAGCCTCAGCCGAAGAAGGTCGGCAATCGGTTCTTCGTCGATCCGAAAGCCGAATACGTCGAGGCCGAAGAAGAAAGCTTGCTCGCGAGGACAGTGTGAACGCACGCAGACGACAGGCAAACCGGCGCAATTGGCCGGCGAACCTTTACCAGAACGCCGACGGATATTTCTGGTTCCGAAACCCGGTGACGAAGAAGACGGCCGGCTGCGGCACCGATCTGCAGAAAGCCATCAAGATGGTCAAGGCGGCAAACCTTGGGCTCGAGAAACTGAAGGCCGAGCGCGATCTTCTGGCCGCCACGTCGGACGGCCTTGTAACGCTGGCGTCGCATTGCGATGCCTACGAGAAGGAGTTCGCCGTCGGCAAGACGAACACCATTAAAGCGATCAAGTCGCAACTGAACGCGATCCGGAAATCGGAAAGCTCGAAGAAGGCGATCGATCAGTTCACACCGAAGGATGCGGCAGACCTGATCAAAGAGGCCGTCGAGAATCGCGGCGCGACGATGGCGCAGGCGATCCGTCGACGCCTGAAGGACGTTTATCGCGATGCCATTCTGCACGGCCTCGTGAAGGATAACCCGGTCGATGTCGTGCTCAACCCAAAGACGGTCGTCACGCGCGCGCGCATGAGCGAGTCCGACTTCTGGGCCATCTTCGAAAAGGCCGAGGACCGGTGGCTAAAGAATGCCATGTTGCTCGCGCTGCTAACCGGTCAGCGGAAGAACGACATTCTGAGGATGAAGTTCGAAGATGCAAAGGACGGTTACCTGTGGGTCGACCAGCAGAAGACCGGCGCAAAGATCAAGATCGAGTTGACCGTCGCGCTCGGGCCGCACGCCCTGCAGAATGTCATCGCGCAGTGCCGCGACAAGGCTGTGAGCAGATACCTCGTTCACTTCCCGGCTGAAACCTACCAGCACAAGCGCGGCGCAAAGGTCGGAGAGGGATCGCTAGAAGTCGCGTTCCGTCGCGCGCGCGAGAAGGCGGATCTGATCTATCCCGATGGCGCAACGCCTACGACGTTTCACGAGATCAGGTCATTGGCCGCCCGGCTGCATGCGAAAGCGCGCAATTCGGAGTTTGCCCAGGCGCTTCTCGGGCACAGTTCGGCGGGCATGACGGAGCTTTACAAGGACGTTCGCGGGCAGCAATGGGTCGAAGTCAAGGCAGGCTGATTCCTGATTTATTTCTAAACTGTTTTGAACGACCCTTGCTAGATAAGGCTTTGCGGGATATTTGTGTATAGGTGACAAATCCTCTGAGAAATCCACGTCAAGCCTTTTCTAGTAAGGGTTGAGGGTTATCTTTGCGCGCCGAGAAACCACCGCATCACCACCTCTCCACATCACAGAATCAATGGCTTACAGCTCAGTTTTTAATGCCGATCAAGTTTTGTTCACCCAAAACCGTCAACCAGTTGTATCCTCTGCTGAAAACGAGTTGTTACAAAAAGGAAACGAAAATGAAGAACGACCTGCCGAACGAGATCGCTGACATCGAGGAACTAAAGCGTGAAGCGGAAGCCTTCCGCTGGCTGATCGCGCAGCCGGAATCGACGTGGACGCGGATTGGCGCTGAGGTATCCGGCTTGCCTCGGGTGACCCTGAGGCGAAACCTGATCGAAGAGGCGCGGCGTGTGCCCGAGAGAAACGGGCCGCTCGAAGGAGCGACCCAGTACGACTGATTACGGCAGGCGGCTGATCGATATGAAATTGAGGGCCGCCGCCGTGCTCATCGTTCTAGCGACTCCCGTGCTCTGCGATACCTGAAAGACAATCGTCTGCCCCGCTGTCAGAGAAACAACCGTCAGCGGGATCGCCACCTGGACCGGCACAGAGGTCGTCGCGGTTTGATCGAAGCGGCTCTGTGCAATGGTCACGCCGTTTGCAACCACAGCAGCCGTATAGATCGCGCCCGATACGCCAGTTGCAGTCGAAAAGGTGACCGCCCCTCCCACCTGATAAATGCCAGTTGCCGGCGCCGTAAAGGTGCCCGTCGATGCATTGAAGTTCGCATTGACGCGGTCGGATACCTTAGTGAAGGTCGTGAGCGTCGTCGGCGTGTTGTTAGGGATGCTCTGCCCGCTGGTGTTCGAATAAAGCAGCGCATCGTTGCCGCTTGCACTGAGCGTCGTCGCGTTCAATGCCGCAGTCGTGACCGTGCCCGTGAACGTCGGCGATGCAAGCAACGCGTAATTCGCGATCGTCAGATTCGCCGAATCCCACGGCGTTGCTACACCGAACACGGGGCGACTCTTCAGCGTGACAACGCCGGTCGAACGCGTGACCGTGATCGGGTTATCGATGAACGTTCCGGCGTCGCTGTAGCGCGAGAGCACGAAGTTCGTACCGGCATTCCCGCCGCTTTCCGCTGTCGCGTCATTCAGGAATGACCATCGCGGGGCTGTCGCGACATACCAAGTGAGTGCGCGCTGCGTCGCTGCATTCGCCGCCTGGAGTACGACATTGCCGGTGAAGGTCGTTTGACCGATCGCGGCACCCCATGACGGGGGCGACGAGGGTCCATTCGAAATGATCATCTGCCCGGCCGTTGAGCCGGTCGGGCTAATCAGGGAGACGGGCGTCGTTGTCGCGCCGAATGCGACTGAAGTGAGCGCGAGAAGCGCGGCGGCAAAGAGTCGTTTCATTTTTAGGAGCCTCGGTAAAGATCGGGTTGCGGCTGCGCGACGGGCTGCGTCTGCGCCGGAGTGGTGATATTCACGGGAGCGGATGCGGCAGCGTTGCCGACGTCCGCGATCATCTGCGTCTTCTCGCGGCTGTCCTTGCTGGAGCCGAAGTAGTAGCTGACGACGGCGATCCAGGCGGTTTGCAATGCGCCCACCATGACAAGCAACAGGTCGTGCACGTCCTGCCGGAGCGGTGCGAGCATCACGGCGCCGAGACATCCGAAGAAGCCAGCAGTGATGCCGCCCGCGAGCCATTGCGGCGTGTGATCGGTCGGGTTTGCGGTCTGTCGAGCGCGCGCGTTCTGGATATCAGCGAGGCGGTTTTGTTCCGCCGTCACGGCGAGCTGCTGAAGCTGGACCTTCGCATTCGTCTGCAACTCCTGAATCTTCACGATCGCATCAGGGTTGCCGACGAGCGCGGCGCTCACTGCATCAGGCGTTGCCTCTGTCCCGAGCGCCGCCGCGACCATGCCGCCGACTGCTGCACCTGCCGGGCCGCCGAGCAACGTGCCTACGATCGGCGCGGCCTTGCCGACGACGCCAGCGATATCTTTCCAGTCCATCACGCCACCCCCGTGCGCATCATTTCAGCGAGGCGCTCAGCACGATCGCCGACCTGCGTCGCCCACTTCGACGCCAGCATTCCGGCCGCGGCTGCCGCATACGAGCCGCCCTGCACCGCGGCCAGCGTGTTCTTGAACGTGAGCAGCCCGGTCATGCCGAGGTTGAACGCCATGTTCACCAGCACGCGCTGACGCACCGGATCGAGCTTGCGCCACCACGGCAGCGACTTGTCGAGCGCAGCGACCGTGCGCGCGACATCGTTCTGCAGAAGCGCCGTGCACTCGTCGTCGGAGATCCCGACATCGGCCAGGTTGCGGCCGACGCCGATCGTGAGTTTCCCGACCGTGTCGGTGTATGGCTTCAGGCGCACGCCTTCGTCGCGCTTCAGTTCGCCGATCAGCGTCGGCATATCGAACGTGTTCATGAGACCCCCTATCGTCGATTGCCGGCCCACGGAAGCGCAGGCTTGGGCGGTTGAACTGCGGTGTCGAGCTTCTTGTCGACGGCCTTCGCGGTGCTCGCTGCCTCAGCCGCTTTCGCGGTCGCAACGTTCACCTTCTGCTCGACGACCTCGGTCTTTTGCGCCGCGACGCTTGCGGCCACGGCAGCCTGTCGCGCCTGCTTGATCAGCGCTGTCTGCCGGGCATCGGTCAGCCGTGCGCGATCACCGAGAAAGCGCAGGGTGTAGGCGACGATCTGGTTTGTGTCGGCGATCGATTGCTTCATCGCGGCGAGATCTACTGCACCGCGTTCATTGACCGCCTTCAGCCCATCGACTTGAGCCGTGAACTCGCGCGTGCACGCCGCGCGCTCTTCGGCCCTCACCTTCGGGAATCGATCGATCAGGACGGCGCGTTCATCCGCGTCGACGCGCTGCTGCCACTGCGCACCGATGAAGCCCGCTACCGCAGCAATCAGAGCCACGGCGACAAGTAATTTGACCTGCTGCCACCAGTTGTTAATCCGTGCCACGTTCGCTCTCCAGTTCTGCGATGCGATCCTCTAGCGCAGCGCTTCGTCGACGTTCTTGATCTAAATCGTCTTCTGCGATCCGCCGCAGCTTTCGCTCGGCCTCAACCTCTTGATCGCGTTCATCGAGTTTCTTTTCCAGCGATCCAACGCGCTCGGCCAAGCGCGTGATTTCTGCCTTCATATTTTTGATTGCTGTCGACTCTGACTGATCACCCTGAAAATCCCTGCGACTGGTGCGCCAGACCTGAATAAGCCAGCGCAGTCCCAAGATGCCGGCTGTACCGAATCCGGCGTTTCTGATCCAGTCTTCGGGCATTGCCATGCTCTAGCGCACCTTCGTGATGAGCAGACTCAGGTGCATTTCCGGCACCGCCCCCGCGCCATCCCCTGTCACGATCGCCCCGACGTCGATGTAAGAACCGTCTCCGGCCACAGCAACAATTCCGGGAACGCACCAGTTCGTTCCGTTCGACACGCCGATGCCGCCGACTTGCAACATGTAGTTGGAAAAAGAGAACGAGAAATCCGGCGTCACGCGCACACGCCCGGAACTCAGCCACGTCACGTTGCAGCCCATGACGGTCGCGCCCGCAAGCGTCGCCGAATTACCGTCGAAGAAAGCGGAAGCCGCATTGGTTCGCAGGAACCGACCGGTGAGCGCGCCAGTGCCGCTCAGAATGTTTGAATCTGTGAAGACGTTGTCACACGTGGCCGGATCGAAACGGCACGTCATGTTGTAAATCGTGTTGCTGCGGAATTTGCAACCGATCAGGTTGAGGTACCCCGTGCTGCTCGTGCGCAGCGCGATCCAACAATCCTCGACGGTCAGGCCATAGCACAGGCCTTGATGGAAGAACTCGACATTGACCGTGTATTCGATGTAGCAGCCGATGACGCGAATGCTCGTCGAGCCGGCCGCCAGCGAATAGATCACCGAGCACTGCTCGAAGTCGCAGTTTTGCAGGACGATATTGTTCGTCGCGCCATCGATGCGGAGCATGATCCCGGTCGTGCCACCGACACCGAAGCCCTTGCAGCTATCAAGGATGATGTTGTGCGCAGACGTGTACGAGTAGACACCCCATTGCGTCGTGTTCACCCACTGGCAATTATTGAGTCTGACGGCATAGCAGGCATTCAATGTGATGGCGTTCTGGACTGCTCCGAACTGGACATCGTCGAATCGAATGCCGTTCATGTTCAGGCACGCGAAACCCGTCGTCTGCGTACCTGCGCCCGGCTGGATCATGCACTTTGAAATCACGCAGTCGGAACCACCGGCCGGAGAACTGCCCTCACCGAGGTTGAACATGGGGCCTGCCGGCAGCGTCGCCCCTGCCTTGAAGATCGACGTAGCACCTTCACCCGTGAGACGAAACGTCTTCGTATCCTTCACGATCGACACGGGAGAATTGATGATGTACGTGCCTTTCGGGACGTGCAGCTCACCGCCCCACGGCAGCGCCTGCACTGCATTGATTGCGGCCTGAATACCGGCCGAACTGTCGTGCGTGCCGGTGGGATCGATGCCAGCAAAGTCGGTCAGACTAATGACGTCCCGCATTTTGGCCTGAAGCGTGCGGCCGATAACGCCGAACCCATCCTGAAAGAACGTGCCGAGCATCGACGGCGAAAAGTACATGACGCTGACTTCCCCGATGCCGGAAGGGATTGCGCCATTGAAACTCAGCGTGATGTTGTCGATACCGAGAGACCATTGCGACGTCGACTGAAAGACGCCATCGAAGAACACGCCGGAGATTACCTTCGGGTTCGCCGTCACCGGCAGGGTGACGCTCGTCGATGCGCCAGACGTGTAGTCGATACCGTCTTTCAGCAGTGTCGGCGCAAAACTCTGGAATGTCGGCATCTGGATGCCTGCGATCAACTGTTCAGCGACATCGCGAGCCTGATCGACGATAGCGGAACCTTCCTGAAAAGGCTCGGCAGAGACGGTTGCGTTACCGGATGCGTCGAAGATCAGCGCCTTAGCCGCGCGCGTGGCGGCAGCAGGCAATTCGCTTTTCAGACCATATTCAGTAAGCGGGAAATGCAGGCCGCGGGCTGACATCCCGCCAATATCCTGGAGCGCCATCCAGATCCGGTCGAAGTCTGCGTTGACAACCGTGGAGAGGAAATCGCCGTTCTTCTGATAATCGGTGTCGCGCTCAAGCGCAACATCACGATAAAGAAGGATCGGGGTGCCAGATATAGGGGCGTTGTCAAAAGTGACCGTGCACTGGTCATCACCGATTCCGGTAATCGTGAACCCGGAAGTGATTTGAATCCCGGAGAGCATGACGCTCATGTCCGCGGACTCGACTATCCGGAATGGTGCTGTGAATGCAGTAGTGAGACCATTTCCAACGTAGGAAACGATGGGCGTTTGAATTGGTACGGTCATCTCGGCAATTCCTCGTAAGTTCGCGAGGAGTTTGCTGCCGAGTGCCCGTCGATATCCCGACTAGCTTTCTAGCGAAACCTCATATACGCCGCCGTTCGGACGCCATTCAAGGCGCTCGTGTTCGGTGATCGAGCCAACGATTTTCCCGATGCGCACGGGCGCTTCTAGGATCGCGCTCGCGCCACTGTCGAGGAAGTCGTCCGGCTGCGTCTTGATGGCGGGATTCCAGTCCTTCATCTGATCCCAGAGCGGCCCGTCGAGCACGTCGACGTGCGCCCACAGCACGCCCGATTTCAGCGGCGGCTCAAGCCCGGCGAGGATCTTTTCGTTCTTGTTCACGGTGGCCGTACGTTCGATCACCGCGCACGACAGACCATGCTGCTTGAGCGCCTTGCGCAGCAGTTTCGGCGTGAATGAGCCGACGCCATTCGACTCGACGACGACCTGGGGAATCTGATACTTCGCGATGATCTCGCAGGCCTGCATCACCTGACCGCTTTCGATGGTGGCATTGCGGTCGTCAGAGAACACGGCCGCCTCGCCAATGAGAGCGACGGCGACCTGCCAGTAATAGTTTCCGCTATTGTCCTCGAACATGACAGAGAACGCGGAGTCGTCGCCGCCGACCTTGCCGAGTGCGCAATCCCAATAGGCGCGCGCGCTGACGATGCGCGTCGCGCCGAGCATCATGCGGATCTCGCCGTTGGCGCGCTCGACAAGCGGCTGCACGGCATAGGGCTTGATGCCCTCAGGATCAAGGCGCGATTCAGTGACGGGCTTCGCTTCGAGCTGATACTGGCTGTCCCAGTAATTCAGCGTGCGCGTCTTCGCGCGGCGCTTTGCGATGTCCTCGCGCGTGAAGCGCTCGGGCCACGCGCAGTGTGCGTAGATATCGAGCACCGCGCCGGGAGGCTGCGCGAATACGACGTCTTGCCCCTCGACGCGATAGTCCTTTCCTTCGACAAGCAGTTTCGCGTGCTTGTAGATGCCGGTCATCACGTACAGACCGTCGGCACCGGGCTTGAAGTTGAAGCGGAAACGCGTGCGCTTGTCGACGTCCTTGTCATAGCGCACGGCGGATTCGAACAGCGGGATCTTCAGCGAGGACGCGCCGGCCGAGATCAGCTCGGGATAAATGGAGTCGTGCGTGTGCGGCGTGCCGATGTACGTTTCCTGACCGCCCGGCACCAGGATGAAGGTCGCTTCCTGAATCTTCAGGCGCAGGTTTTCACGCGATTCAGGTGTTCGAATATTCTTCGGCACCTCGACATCGTCATAGTCGATGCTGTCCGCGCGCGCCGACGTGACGTTCTGATCGACGCCGACGGCGGTCATGCTGGCGTTTCGCGGATCGGCCGCGCCGTTGACCCAGAACATCTGTGAGCCGGGCTTCGTCGGCAGCATGCCAGCGCACAGCGGGTGCCGGCGCAGCACGTTGATCGTGTCTCGGGTCAGTTTTTTGGAGAGCCCGCCATCAGCCGCCCAGATCAGGTTTCGGGCGCGAGGATCTTTATAGAAGCCCCACGCCTTATAGACGGCGTAGATCGTGGACTTCGCCGCGCCGCGGAACACCTGGAGCACGCGCACCGGGTCGTCGCACGTCTCCAGCCAGTTGCACACGCGCACGTGCAGAATCGGCACCTTCCAGCCCTGCACCTTTGCCCACATAAGGAAAAAGGCGAGGAACGAGACCTTAGCCCTTTCCATGGACGCGCTTGTCGAACTGCGCTTTCGCTGCGCTCTTCTGCGCCTGATTCAGCAGGCGAGTCGCTT